ATTGACTCAATAGTTTCATGATTCATAACTCCACCATTACCTTTGAAGTCATCTTCATCTAACCAGTGAGCAACTGAAGTAGTCTTTCCATCTTCAGTGCAATACCAACCTGATGCAATCTTTTCGTCCATTAAAACAAGTTGATAGAACTTTTCTACATTAAAAACAATATCTGAGTCAATCCATAACTGATAATCATACTTTAATTTACCATCCCAAGGTAATTGGTCAGGACCTCGAAGAACGTTCGCACCAAGACACTTACATCGGGCAAAATTTACCATTGATGAATAATCTTGTGATATTTGTATGCTTGCTTTATTTTGAACTAAGTCAAAGCATAGTGTAACAAAGTTCTTTAAAAATGTATATGATACTCCTCGACCTGGTAAACAGAATACTACTGTCTTACCTGCTATCATTCTTTTTGCTTTATCGTAATCCCACTCTGGTGTTTCTGCCTGTTTTTTTGCTTTTGCAGCAGCTGATTTAACAGTAAATCCTTTTGCCATACTAATGTTCAATTATAATTATATAATACACTATTATCTATACGTTGTCAATCAAAGTGTTTTTATTTTTTATGTTCGGTTTGCTTCAATAATATCTTTAATAGTTTATGATCTAATTCAATTCCTTTATGCTTTAAGACGATTGCCTTTGCCATAGTCATCTCTGAGCTATAAAAGACAATAGTTTCATTTAATCCTGAGTCGCCACTCATAAATCCTCCTGTAAAGTACTTTTATATTAACTTCTTCCGTTCAGTTTATCATATAACCTAATTATTTACAAGTTTAACAATTGCTTTAGATTCTTTTCTGTAATATTAATATGAATGCTCTTCAATTTTACCTTGTAGGCAAGCATCATCTATACACTCAACGTATGTGAGTTCTTCTTTAAAATATGAACGATAAATTCTTCCCCAGATTATATCGAACTCTTCTTGATTTAGATTCTTAAACAGACATTTATCGTTTAAGTAGATGTGATAGTTTTTCATTTTAGTTTAGTCATCTTTCTCTGTGACGATTACTTCTTCTGTATCAATATTGAATCTAAGTTCAGTTCCCTCATACCAGTTCATGTCATTCATTATCCATTCGGGTATGATGGTGTAGTATTCCCCAGTGGTCGGATCGGTCTCTATGGTGGTAAAAATTTCTGCGGGATTTTTTTTCATGTAGTGGATTTCATTTTTCATTTCTGATTGTATCTATACCTGGGAAAATTTTTGTATCAAAAATGGCACATTTATCTCGCTTCCGTAACACTTTGTAGGTTAGGTTCCCACCCGTTTTTTATATACGGGGGGATCAACCCCCGTAACTGCTGTATCACGAACGAATGATATTAAAGTTATAATGTGAAAAGACCTCTCTGTCCACCAACTTATATGTGCCATGCTCCCCTGCCATTACATACCCCTCCCCTGAGATGTATTCATTACCTATGAAGCACTCCGCATCAAAATTGTCTCTCATGCGGTATAAGAAGTTGGTTTTAATCTTCTTAACCAGTAACCACAACCTGATAAGAGAATAGTTTGCGAACTCCTCCGCAACGACTTCATCTCCGTCCTTAATATACGCATTGAGATCCTGTTTTATCTGCTTTGCTTCTTTCTCTGTGGCAAAGTCAACCATTGTTGCAATCTGACGGGCAAAGGCAATCGCAAGGTCAATGTCAATTTCTGATCCTAAATCACTGATCCACGCATCAGGTTGAACAAAACCCTCCCCCAACTTATCAGTTAATGGTGTTGCGTTCATCTCCTTAAGTGTTGCTCCCTTATACTCTGTATGTGGTGCAACGACTACCCCAGTGTTCTGAACTTCGGCAAATGTATAAGAGATTGCGTTCGGTTTGTAATCCCTATAACCACCATACCCAATAAAGTCCCCCTGCAAAACTCTCTCTGTGCGTGGTAGACAATTAAAGCACCTATGCAAAATGGAACTTAATTCAAAGTTATTTCCGTGATTGCGTTCAATGTCCGCATTACTATAGTTAATCTTTGGGGTTCTCTTGTTAAATACGGACTTCGTGCCAACAAAAAACTTTCCGTTCTCTGGATCAGTTCCCCATACGATTGCGGGAGATCCGTCAATCTTCACGGAATAATGATTGTCGGATTGAAACGCATCTAATACAGATAGATCCCCTGTGAGGATCGTATCTTCTGGGTGTTCAATGTGCTTGTTTTTCATATTACGCAAAGATAGGGTTTGCGTATTTTGAGCAAGGGTGCGGTTCAGTTGGTGAACAACCGAATGAAGCAATGAATGTGTCTAACTCTTTGACTTCTTCGTCAGTTAGGTCAACGAAGTCAACTTGTGCAATGTGGTCTACTCCCCACTCTGCGACCTCAAAAACGAACTCCTCCCAATCGCAACATACATATGCAACGTTCTCAAAGTTTCCGTTTGAGAGGATTCTGTCTGAAATTCTTTTTGATTGTGGTAACATAATTTTGAAATTTGTTTTGTGGTGTATGTACTTATTATAAAGGATCAGATACCCAATCGTGGATATCTGAAACAATTAGTTACATTAGTCTTGGTCGGTGTATTCACCTTCAACAACTCTTTTTCCGTTGAGAGCATACCAGACTAATTGAGCAATTCCGTACTCTTGTGCCATGTCATAGAGTTTGTCATATGCGAACCCTTCAACTGGTTCTTTGATTGTTGTGTTTGGAACTTCGATAAAATATTCAGTGATCATAATAAAAAAACTTTTGTATAATACTATTATAAAGGGTCAGATACCCAATCGTGGGTATCTGAAACAATTGTTTACAATTCAGAAATTTCTTGAATCATCTCATTCATTTCTGTTAAATCTGCCTCCCCCCAATCTGCTCCATCAGGTGTTGCATCATTCTTAAAAACTCCGTGAATGTATTGTAAAAATTCTGGGTAATCTCTGCAATCTTTTGCGATCTCATATAAACCCTGCTCATTGTTAATCCATAAAGCACAATTCCAAGTTGTCCAATCGCACCACCCGTTATATTCTCTTTTTGGTGTGTCTGTGAGATTTAGTTTTGTTTGAAACATGAAGTAACTCCTTTTGGTGTATAATACTATTATAAAGTAAATTAATTGTAATCGTGGATTGTTACAACTAATATTAAGACCGATTGTGACACTTTTTAAATCGTCCACTCGCCCGCTGCGATGTCGGGGGGAATACGACGACTCCTCCCCCCCCCCAACTTCGGGTTATTTGAATGCGGTCAACGGGTGCGGTCTATTATTACAGAATGAAAGAGATGTAAGATAGACTCCCATGTAGTCTTGAACCTTATTGTATAGGTCGTTTATTCTTTCGTCCTCATTACGACCGCGTGCGTCCCAAACTCCATAGGCATTATCCCTTTTGAAATTGAGATCTTCGATCTCTTTTTCGTTTTTGAATTTTGGATCAAATTCAAGATCCTCAACAATATAAAACTTGTTGCGGTATGGTGTATTTTCTGTTACCATTAGTTTGCCCTCCATGCGAATGGATTTTCTCCGTTGATTTGATCAATCAAGGCATTTGTTTTTTTATCGTTCTCCTTCTCCAAGTCATCACACATTTTAATTAATGCTCTCAACCCTGCTACGTCCTTTTCAAATTGTTCTGTGGTGTACATGAAAAAACTCCGTTGTGGTGTATACGTTTATTATAAGAGATGCAGGGACTAATTAAAGTCCCTGTAACATTAACTTAATATTCTGAAACAATTCTCAACCAACTCCAAACCTCTGCTTTGGTTAACCAACCCCTAACGTCAGTCCACTCTTCGTCGTAGTGTATTTTGTCTCCCTTCAAGAGTGCAATTTCATAAAGACCTTCCTTACCTCCGTAAGAATGCTCATGACATGCAACCGATAGACCATAACCATTGTCGCAATAGTAACGGACCACTTCGTCGTTTGGTCTGATTACTCTTTTTGAAGTGTACATAGTTTTTAAACTTTGTTTGTTATATCCTTATTATAAAGGATAATTGCTGCGTGTGGGGTCAGTGTGTACCAGTTTATGAACTGGCACTCTCAGCCAACATTTGTGCGTGTAATTGTTGTATATTTGTATCCCATGCCCTGCCACTTTCTTGAAAATTCCACTCTGGGAAATCTCCCTCAACCTGTACATAGTCACTTAAACAATTCTCTTCCATTTCTTTAAATGCACTTATCATAATGTCTTTTTTGCCTAAGAGTCCCTTAACTGGTGCGATTACCTGCTCTGAAGTAATTAAAAAGATTTCAACTTCCTTACCTGCTTCTAACTCCTCAAATATTAATTGCTGTATGCCAAATGACCTGATACTTGGTCTACCGCAATTTGCTGACTCATAAAAAGACATTGTGGACTTAATGCCACCCTTAGAAACACTGCCACCAATTTTTTTGATAACTCCATCAACTACCATGAGATAAACTCTTCCTGCATTACTGGTTAACATATCCTTCGATACGTTTGCCCATTCCATTCTTAAACGTGCTTTGTTCTCTCTGGTGTTGATTGTAAAGTTACCAACTTTGGTTGC